GAGTCTCATACTATCAGGACTAATCTCATCAGCAAGATACAAATCACCGTGAGCATCATAACCATACTCAACCTTAAAATCTACAAGATCAATACCTAAGATGTAGAACATCTGACGAAGGTAATCATTGACCCGCAGTGTCATCTCAATGAAAGGTTCTGGATTATATCCCATCAGACGCACACGATCTGGTGTCAGAAGAGGATCGTGCTTGCTATCATCCTTCAAAAAGAACTCAACAATAGGTTGTGGTAGTGGAGCACCTTCTACCAAAGTTGTTTCACGAACAATAGATCCGGCAGCACGATTGCGACAGATGACTTCTAATGGAACGATACCTACCTTTTTACATACCATCTTGTTTGCACCAACCATATTAATATAATGAGTTGGGATATTTTCTTTGGAAAGTTTTTCAAAGATGATAGATGAGATACTACAGCAGAGAGATCCTTTTCCTAAAGGATGATCTTCTTTCTCTCCGTTTCCTGCGGTTACCTTATCGTGATACTCAATGATAACCTGCTTTGCATCATCACCCTGATAAACAGTTTTAACTTTGCCTTCAACGATTACTTCCATCAATTGACCTCATCTTTATATGTAATTGTAATTTGATTATATACTTCATCTCGATTGTCGCTATTGTAAACACGACAACGCTTGATATCAGCATCTAATATCTTCACTACATTATCTATCTGTAAATTAACTACAAAATCTTTGAATACAGGAGTGAGTCCTATCTTATTAGATCCTGGTGCGTTAAAATCGGTCATGCTTCAATACCTTTAGGGAATGTTTCAATCTCAGTCAGTTCATAGTCCCAGTCTTCCATGACTGTATTGGCAAGGAATCTATCAGATAACATTTCAAGTTCTTTCTCAGCATACTCTCTGGTCTCTGCTTCCAACCAAACATCGATGACCTTACCAAGTCTAAGTTTCTTGATATCTAACTCGGACAGTCTCTTACAGGCATCCCTCACAGCATTACCTGCTGAGTCATCAACCTGTGATCGTAGTCGGATGAATACTAATGCTTTAAACTTCATTATTATAATATGCGATAGTTGCATGGAACTTATCTATGGGATCAATAGTCTCCCCCAATGCACTTCTTATTCTTTCTTTGACTTCTTCACTACTAATCTCTTCCAAGATCTGTCGTAGTTCATCATCATCAAACTTGACGTAGTAGTTATTATAATGTTTCATTTTTTACTCTCCCTCTCGTCAAGTGCTTCATTAATAATTTGTTTTAACTCAATACGTTCTTCTCGTGTAAAGATTGTACGTTTGGGTATGACAAGTGGAGGATATTCTCTCTTAGTATGAGTAATACCTTCAGAAGGAACACTCATTCCTTGTGTGTCAATTTTATCCATAAAAAAAGAGGGTCAGTTGACCCTCCAATTGTAGCACACAATTTGATTACAACCAAACTTTTCTTTTATGATGTTCTGGTACAACCCTACCAAGAACAATACTTAATAACCCATCCTCAAAAGTAACTGATCCAACTTCCGTTTCATCGCTGAGAGTCCATGCTCTTGTGAAACTTCGTTGAGCCACACCTCTATGGAGGTAATCTGTGCTGGACTCAACATCTTCCTTTTGTCCTTCGACAAAAAGTTTTCCGTCTTGTGTGTAGACATTAATTTCTTCCTTTTTAAATCCTGCGAGTGCTAACTCAAGCAGAGACTCTACATTGCTGACCTGAATTAGATTGTATGGCGGATAATTCGATGACGTTTCGTGCTGCTTAAACAGTCTATCGAATGTTTCATCCATGCCTATACTGTATTTATTTATACGTTCAATGAGCGCAGGAAGATCTGTCGCTGTATAGCGTGTGAGGTTACCCATTTTACTTCTCCTTGAAAAGCGAGATTTGATTGTGTGGACCCCGAAGGCATCCAATATTATTTATATCATAAAACGAAAAAAGAGTATACAGTGATAACCGTATACTCTTATATGGTGTTCCGACTTTCGTAGAGACCGCACGAAAAGAGTCTCAAATCTATTTATTCCCCTTCCACTTTCTTTTTCTTAGAACCAATATTGTATTTTTGTTCTAATTGCCATTCACTTTTCTCTTTGTAAGCAATGACCTTGATTTGATTGAGTGGTGCAATGTCAAGAATCTGCTCATCAACTAAGACTGCAATGAGTCCCCAATCAGATAGGAGTCGAATAATTCTATTTCTCCTCTGTATATCATTAACGGTAATATTTGCATGTTTACCATCAAGTGCGAATAGTTCTTTAAAGTGAGTAATATAATACTTACCTTGCTTATGTAAAATATGTGCGCTTTGGTACAACTTCTTTTCTTTTCTAGAGGCGACACCGATGCGGGTTAGCGTCTCACGAACCTTCAAGAAATCGTCTGGTTCATTCAGAGAAACCTCCACCATCATGGAGGGATTCCAATTTACTTGCGGTTCCATAGTTTGATTGTTCATGTGCCACCAGTGTCAAGTTTTGATTTAATAAATTTAATTTGTTCTTTTGATAAAATCTTCAATGCTTGCAATGCCTTCTGATCACTATATGAATAGTATTTCTTTACGCACTCAAGATCACTAACCTTATCTTTTCGGATCCAGGGAGAAAACCTCTTCTTTTTCCTCAGACTATTTAGATAAAAAGAATATTGCATGTCTTTGGGAAGTGAGTTGTAAATATTCATTTCATTTGCATAAAAAATACAGTCCAAATGTCCAGAGAAACACCTATTAACAATGTATGGTGGATAGTCCTTGATTACTGACGGATCATCTTCAATGAGATTATTTTTAGTCAAATTAATTGAGTTCAACCAATCTTTAAGTTCCATTATCTAATAATCTCCAAATCGTTTCCAGGTTTCCATAGTTCAAGTTCGGTTCTCACACGTCCTTGAGATTTTAATTTTTCATATCTCTTGGTTGCTTTTTTCTTCCACCAAGCGATAACTTCCTCAGGTTCATATCCAAAGTTGGAAATGTAATATCTCTTCTTTTCAGTAAGAGATTTTGCATGTTCAATACAATCGTTAAATTGTTTTAGTTTATCTTCATCCTTCAAAGAGTTCTTGATGATAGAGATCATCTTAGTCTGAATCTTTAGTTTCTTTGATGACTTATCTGCAGAGATGAGTCTTTTCCCACCATTGGCATTATTATTAAACCACCAGAACATCTCTCTAAAGTAATCATCATGAAAGAGTGGTAGGAATTTACTTTCAGTATCTCCAATATGTCTCATATAAGGTTTAAGACCATCATACATTGAAACTCCTTTCGTTGTCCCATACAATGAGGTTGTTTCAAAACATGTAAGATCCGTACCATACTTATCATCAAACTGCCGCTTCAATTCATTTGATGATGCTAGTAATGCTAGAAGTTTACCACCTAAGTAATTGAATCCAAAAGGTTGAGTTGGTACAATATTGAAACCCATAACAAAGTGCTTGTTAATGTGAGTAAGAGGAAGAATTTCACCAAAGTACTCATTTCTTGGTTTACTGTTGATAGTAGGAGATCCAAAACGGACAACACCAACAATCTTTCCAGTGTTGGTTTCTACAACAATCCACTTCAAAGTTCTACCAGGAATTGCTTCCTCAATAGGATTTGAAGCGGTATCGTTCAGAATTTCTGAATATAGATCTTGATTATATCTAGTCATTGCTCTATGACTAGTATCAACTACATGGATACAAAAATTCATATCATTTGGATGCATATCAAAATCAGAAAAGATCTGATCCTCTGGTCCAAACAATTTTGGTTTAACCTGCAATCTACTTGTCTTCACAAAACGAAGATAGTCATCAATTCTATTGAACTGAGAGTAATATTCAATAAATTGATCTGCTGCCCATACTGCATCATTCTCATTGAGCATCTTCAAACTTCCTCAAATATTCAATTGCTCCATTCATAATAGATTCAACATCATCACCAAGAGCACCCAATGCTGTATTACATTTAGTGCACAACCAACCACGATGTTTATTGGTTTTATGGCAATGATCAAAGGATAACCTCAAATGACTTTTGCCACATATTTCACATGGAGTTCCAATAGGAACTTGCTCTACACCAAGACTTTCTCTAAGTCTTCTAGCACCATCAGAATCAACTAGTCCACCCTTATTCCGACACTTTGGGCACCTATGCTCCCTACCATCCTTTGCTCTAGCATTTTTATGATATTGGGTAAGTGGAAGAACAGTTCCACAAATGTGGCATGGTTTAGTAGCAATCTCATCAAATATACTTTCTTCTGGGAATAGTTGATATGCAGTCATCATCTAATCAATATCTTTCTGGTAGATGATGAATTTCAACTTCCCGATTACCCACCATTAAATCTCGAAGAGACATAGCACGACAGTATGCATTCTTGTGATATTCTATCACATCATCGATGCTAGATAGCATCTCTTCATACGTTTGTTTTACTGATACTCTATCATCGTTAAGATAATCATCGATCGCATTTTGCATACGATCTTTGCGTTGTTCTGAATATGCTTTATCTGAAATAATCATAATGAAATTTTCCAATCGAGAATAGTAAGATGCTGTGTAGGAATTCCCACTCTACTTTTTTTTGATTTTCGGACGCCTTCTACAATCTCTATGTCACCAGGACCACAGTTAGACCTCAATCCAGGTGGCGGACCATACATTCCTGGTGGAACAATAACAGGGGAACAAGCAATTAAAAATTCAATCATTTAAATTCACACTCCACCATAATTTCGGTTAAACAAGCAAGCATATTTATCTCTTGGTCGGCAACGAATGCTCCCTGATACTGATACTTAGCGAGAACAAGAACAGCAGCAGGAATAGTAGAAGGAACCAAGGATTGATAAACGGTATCGTAAATACGACGCATAAGTACAGAAGTATCGTTGTCTAAATTATTAACGACCCACTTACGTACTTCAGGAAAGTTCTTTTCCTTAAGGTTCTTAATAAGACTTTCAACTGCGATATCAGAAAAGGAAGCAAGAATACCAGAATCAATGTTTCCACCAACAGAGTATCTCTGACACTCGTTTAGAACACGACGCCAATCAGGAAAATGCTTTTTAACCAGTTCAATCAGAACCTTCGGTTCGAACTCCACATTCTCGGTCTCCAGAATGCCTTGAATCCGCTTATAAAACTCTGAAGCAAGGTTTGCCTTGTCTTTTCCTTTGACGGCAAACTCGACGACTGTGCAGCGGGAGTGGAGTGGTGCAATGATTTTGTTTTTGTAGTTGCAGGTGAAGATGAACCTGCAGTTTCGATTAAACTCCTCAATAGAAGCCCGTAAGAGGAGTTGTACATCATTGGTTGTATTATCCGCTTCATCAATGATAATGACTTTGTGTCTGCCAGAACCTTGAAGCGAAACGGACGAAGCGAAGTTCTTCGCAGAGTTTCTGACAGTATCCAGGAATCTTCCTTCATCTGACCCATTGATAACTAAGTAATCGCATCCCAACTGATTACACAGTGCTTTTGCAACTGTAGTTTTGCCGATTCCAGGAGGACCAGCAAGTAACATGTTTGGGATCTCACCCCTATTTAGAAAGTCCTGGAACGTTTTCTTTGTTTCCTTTGGAAGGATACATTCTTGAATCGTCTTAGGACGATACTTTTCAACCCAAATAAAATCACTCATATTCATAATCCAAAATAAATTTACCTTTACTCACCAAGACTGTGAATTACAGGTTTCTCATGTGCCAGTATACGATAAAGGTCGGCATCTTGTCCAGCAGAAACCGGAATAAATTCCGTATCTGGATTGAACACATCGTCCCTGATTGCTTGGTTAATCACGATAGATCCACCATCACCAGATATACTACGATGATAAGTTCCAATAGGAACAACTAGAGCACCACTTTGACGATTTAGGTGAACAATATGATATGGGAATTTCCATTCCAAGTTTACAAGTTCAAATACCCTTTCTCCAGAGAGAACACGGTTGTGATCTGTCTGATGATAATGAATATAAAACTGCTTTGCACCAATAACATCATCTGGTGGAGAAATTGCCGGTCCCTCGTGAACTACAAGGTCTGAAGCATTTGAATCGTCCACAGAGATGTCATAAAAAACAACATCAGGAGTTTCGCGAAATACCCGATGCTTACGAAACTGAACGCTACTCATTTCTTATAAACTCTGTTTGTTTTTGTAATTCTTCTGGAAGATCTTTTGACCAGATAAAATCCGAGTGTGTATCATCGACCTCTGGATCAAATTTTTCATCAACTTCTACCAAGTATAGCATAGTTGGAGTGTGTGTTGCACGCTTATCCTTTACATCAGGAAAGAAATAATTAGAAAACCCAATCAGTTTAAAATCTGGAAGGTGTTTTCCCATTTCCCTCATCTGGACTCGGTAGGCAAATTCTTCAAGAGTTTCCTTGAACATTAACCTACCTCCAGCGGGCCAGTAAGTTCCTTTAAGAGGTTCGTTCTCCCTTCTCAATAGGAGATATTCATCACCACAACGAACAAGAAAGTCTGCACAAAAGATTGGGACTTGCGAAATAATCTTCTGATATTGCTCTTCTGGAATATAAGTCATACCCATTCTGGTCTCCTCTCCGGTATACGCAAGTAGTTGTCCTTTACCCAGGGTTTGCTACTAATATACATTTTATATGCAGTAA